GCGGCGTGCTCATCGTCCACGTGGTGCTGGCGAACGACCCGATGGTGCCGAGGACGCCGTTCCCCGCCGTTTGCATCAGTTTGTCGAGGAACGAGCGGAACTGCTTCATTCCGTTGGCCACCTCGCGCTTGGCGGCGTTTTCGACCGCGCGCTCGCGGCCGGCGGTCGCGTACTCGACGAGCTTCGTGATTTCGATCGCGAAGCGGAAGAAAATGGGCGAAACCGTGGCGACGTCGTACTGCGTCCCCGAGCCGCGCCCGAGATCGCCGCCGTCGGCGTTGTAGCTTCCCGCCTTCCCTCCGGGATTCACTTGCAAGGGCAGGCGCATCGCGCGGCTGGAAATCTTCTCCACGTCGCCGCGCTGCTGGATCATCGTGAGCAGAATATCGTCGCGCTCATAGAGCAGGGGCACCTTGTCGCGCACCTTCTCCAATTGCAACGCGACCACATTCGCGTTGTTTTGTGCTGGCATTCGTTTTTCTCCTTATTATTGCGGATTACGAAAAAAGGCCTAGCCACCGAGGCACGGAGGGAACAGAGGACAACAAGAAATGTGCAGGGCTAAATGAAGTCAATGCGCCTTTGTGAATGGAATGGTTCTTCGCGTGCGCTTTTCCAACCACACTCTTTCTCTGTGCCCTCTGTGCCTCTGTGGCGAATTACATGTCGAGGATTTGTTCGTCCGTCAGCCGCCGGTAATCGGTCTCGCGCGAGCCTCTTGCGCGCTTCGCCGCATTGCCGGGCACCGCGCTCACGCCTTCCACGTCGCGCCGCGCCGCTGCTGCGTCCGTCTTTTGCGTGCGCGCGCGATGCGTGGCGACCGCCGTTTGCGTCCATTCGTTCAGCACGCGCTTCGCTGTCACGGGGACAAGCTGCCGCGCACGGTCTCCGATGAGCCGCACGACCTGCGCGCGCGTGGCCTCATCGAATTGCCGCGCGGAGAGCACTTGGGCGACTTGGTTGCTGAGATTTCGGTCGCCCCGCAACGCGCTCTCAATCTCCTGCCGGATAGCGCTTGAGAGCCGCTCGCGCACCGGCGCACTCTCCGCGCGGGCAGAACTCGGCAAGGCCTGCTCGAGCACGCGCCCGATCTCACTGCCCACATTTCTTTCCAGGTCCTCATTCGCCGCCCTTTCAAAGGCGGCGTATTGAGTGACCAGCGCCTCTTGCCCGGGACCTTGCGTTCTGCCCGGGGAATCCCTCTGTTCTGTCGCCAGGGAGGCCGCTGCCAGGGACTTCCCTTCTCCGTGCCTCTGCGCCTCCGCCTGCCGTGAGCCCACCGCCGTGGGCGAATGGCTGGCCTCCAGCGCTTTTAATCCTGCGAAGACCATTTCGCGGAACGCCGCAGGATCATTGCGCAGAAGCGTCTCAGCGAATCGCGTTCGCGATGCGGCATCCCCGGAAAAGTAAGCTCGGTCCAACTCTTCGAGCTGGCGCGCCCCCTCCGCTGCTGCTCGCGCCTCTTCGGGCCGCGCGAACACCTCGCGGTACGCCGAAGCTTCCTGCCGCACCTTCTGAATGCCGTTCCAGAAATCGCGCGCTTCGCCGCCCGCTTGCGGGTCCGCCATCATGTCCGCAAGCCATCGCGGCGGCTCTGCGGGGACGTGACTCGCATTTGCTGAGTCGTGACCTGTAGTTTCGCTCGCAGTCGCGGTCCTGGCGGCAACATCTTCCGGCGCGTTCTCTGCGATACGGGGTTCCCGCGCCGCAGCGGTTCCCTTCTCTTCGTCGTTTATCGGGCGCTGACCTGTTCCGGGCGTAGCCGAGGGATCGCTGGCCGCTTCCTCGCTGGGCTCGAGCTGCAGAATCTGCTCGTCGCTCAGTGCATACAGGGCTTCTTCCGCCGCCGCATTCCCACTGGCGCCGCCATCGTGTTCCGCCTGCGCATTGGTGTGTGTTTCCATCGTTTTCCTTACGCCACAAACAAAAAGCCCCGGCCTCCCGGAACCGACCTCAGACATTCCAAACTGATTTCGAGTGTTACGTTCCGCGCTGCATCGCGCGCAGATGCGCTTCGGCGTGGGCGCGGACGTTGGCAAAGCCAACGGGATTCGTCATCCGCGCGGCCTGGCCGGCCTCGGAACTCGCCCAGCGCTTGCACTCCTCGTATTCTGCGGCGTTGTCGTCCAGCAGTGCGTCCACGGGCACCGACGGAAGAAGGAGAATGCTGCCCGTGTCTGCAACGCCATTCTGAGAAGAGCCGCCGGTCCGGCCCGGCGAGGAATCACTCCGAGTGGCGTTTTCCTGTGTCGAAGACGAAGAGGGATTACTCGCTCCGGCTTCTGGAGTCCGCTGGACTCCGCCAGACTCCTGAGAGCGGACTTCGCTCCCTTCGGCTCCGCTCAGGGCAGGCGGAATGACAGAACGAACCGGCACAACAATCGGAGCGCTGGCGAGCAACTGCTGAATCTCCCGCAATTGTTTGTTCCGCGAATCCTCGCCCGGCACGACCAGCTCCGCGAGCCCCAGCAGATTTTTCATGTAGCCGAGGTTTGCGGGCTCCGTGAGCGCGCGCTGGATCACCGGATCGTTGATGGTAAAGAGTTGTTGCAGCACGTTCCGCTGCTGCGATTTCAGCCGGGGGAACGTTTCGTCGGCTTCCGGATGCACGCAGATGTTGCCCTTCAGGTCCGCAAGCCGGATGATCTTGGAATCGAAAACGCCGCCCGGCCCGAGCAGGGGAATCTCCGCATCTTCCGGGCGGTTCTTGCGGAAGCAATCCACCGCGAGGAGCATCACGTCCGCGTAGAACTGCTTCAGCCTTCGCCAGACGAGGCCGAGCCGGCCGAGCGCCTGGTCGCGCGCCATCGCGTAGCCCGACGCCGTTCTCACGCCCTCCATGTTTCCGCCGAACACGGCCGGAAACAGGCCCGTCAGGAATTGAGAGACCGGGCCAATCAGGTCCTGCTGGTGACGCAGCATGTCGGGTGGCACTTGGGCCGGCGCCGGCTGAAAAAATCCTGCTGCCAGCGGCTGGCCCGGCCGCGCGCGCGCCGGATAGTGCGCCGCCGGTTCGGCCACTTGGTTGGCGAGTGCGTCGAAATCGAGCACCTGCGGATCGGCGTAAATCGGCGGAATGCCGTACTCGTAAGTCTCCGCTTGCATGTTGGAGAGTACGTTGTAGCGTTCCTGCACCTGCACCAGTGAATCGCCCACGCTCGGGCGGTTCTGCCCGTCGCCCGGCAGCGCGTGCATCACGCGCCAGTGATCGTCCATGCTTTCGCTGCGCGATTCGCAGTAGGCGTCCCCGGCGAACGCCACGTAGCATCCATCCGGAAACATCCGCAGCAGCTCCTCGCGCACGCCGGCGTCTTCAATCGCGTAGAACGCCCAGGGACGGATCCACGTCCGGTCGAACGTGATCAGGTTCACCAACGCGTCGCCGGGATGAATCGAGGGCAGCCCCTGCGAGACGCTCAGCCGCGATACGCGCGCGTACACGTCCTCAGCGCCCTGCGAGGGCGACACTTCGATTTTGTCCGCCGCGTGGGGATAGGACGCCTTCAGCTTCGATCGGTGCACCTCCGCCTGCCACTGCAGGTAGGGATATTCGTGCATTTCGCCGGCCCAGACCGGCGTGTTCAGCTCGAGCCCGCCGACAATGCTGATGACTTCTTGCCCGTTCGCCACGCGCCTCGTACCCACTACCCGCGGCACCACCACGCGCTCGGCCCGGCGAAGATTCGCCTCCGTCAACTCGGCCCCGCACGACGGACAAGTCACATTTTCTGGGGGCACAGCCTGTTGCGTCCCTGCGGACTCGGATTCGGCGTTTTCATCGCCGTCCAATTCTTGTTTCGTGAATTTCGAGGCAGGCGTTTCCTTGCCGCACACCGGGCAAACATACACGTCCTCGCCCAACGGAATCTCGATCGTCTCGAGCACCGCTTCGTCGTGGGACCCGAATCGCTGCCCATCGGCCACGTAACGTACGTATCCGCCGAGCTTTCCATCGGTCCAGAGGTAATAGCCGACCGCGGTCAGCAAGTGCTCGACGTGGTTGTTTTGCTCGACGAGCGCCGCCACGTCGCTGGCCGCGCGCGCCGCCGAGATATCTTCCAGCGATTGCGCCGACTGCGGGTAGAAGCGCACCGCGGGCACGTCCTGGCTGAGCGCCGCGATGAACGACAGCCCGAATCCCTGATAAAAATTCGTCACGAACTGGTAGCGCGGCATCTCTTCGAGCTGCCGATCGTCGGCGAACCGCTGCTCGAAGGGCAGGTGCCAGTTCATGTCGTTGGGATTCCACCAGGCGTACTGCAGGCCCTGCCAAAAGAGCCGCGCCTGGCGAATTCGCCGGATCTCGTGCCTCCGCGCGGTCACACCCTCTTCGCGGTATTGCCGCACCAGCTCCCGCAGCGCGTTTACCAGTCTCGGCTGCAACTCCTCGAGCCGCTCGTTGTTGACCCCGAGATCGCTCGCGGCCACGGCGCCCGCGTTCTCTCCGTCGTCATTCCGAGGGCCCGCGGTGTCCGGGGAATCCCTCTTCTCCTCGAGCGCGTCCGTCAAGCGGTTCGCCGGCTCGCTCGGAACTACACTAAGCGGCGCGTAATTTCCGTCCGCTGGTGCGATCGCACCGGGCTCGTGCACATCTATTCGTGTGGTCATAGGATCTCTTAGCTGTCGATGACTTAGTGATTCTGCGCCTCAGCTCGCCCTGAGCCCGCTGTAGCGGGCGAATGGGCAGCTTCTTCCGTTCTGCGCACGGCCTGTGCTTCCTGCCACGCTTGAAGCTGGTGCCACGAGCGCCGCCGCACGCGAGGCACTTCCTGCGCGGGCGCCGCGGGAAAATCTACCGGCGGAAATCCGGCTGTGCCGAGGAGTGAATTCACCAGCGCGCGATTCTCCGCCTTCAGCCGCGCGACGTCTTCCTCGAGCAGGCGCACGTATCGGCTGCGCCACAGGCTCCAGATCCTCTTCAACATTTTTCTCCTGCCTCATTACCAACGCCGGCGCGGCAGTTTGCCGGGACGAAATGCCTTGCGTGCTTCGGCCTCGAGCCGTTGGAAATGAATCGCGCGCGAAGTGGGGTCGGTCGCGCTCACTTGCTGCGCGATTTGCTGCTCCAATGGCACCCCGTTCCAGGTGAAACCGCTTTTCGGCGCCGCGCTGAAGAACTCATCTCCGGGCGCGCCTGCAAGCGAATCCCCTGCTCCGGTGCTACCGCTGCGCGTGGCAACTCCATAAAACCGCGCCCCGGAGCACAACCCATAGCGCGCCGCATCGGCCGGGTCGTCGCCTTCGACTTTGCGGATGTCTTCGATGCGCTTGTCGTCCCGCACGAGCATCGGCAGGCATTCGATCAGTTTCGTGCAGTTTTCGGTGATCGCCCACGCCTCGGACTCGAGCAGTTGATACATCAACTGCCATCCGCCGATCCGGTCGTCCTCGGCAGGAGCCGGCCGCGGCAGCCCCGCCGCGCTCAGAACTTCTCCCATCTGTTCCGCGATGGATGCTTCCGCGGTGCGGTGGGCGAACGCATCCGGCGAAAGAAATACTTCCGCGATGCGATCCCGCCCGCTGCGCTCGGCAATCGCCTGCGCCAGCATCCGCGGCGAGAGCCCGCTCTGCACGAACTCGCGGTAAGTGACGATGCGAAGAGCATCGTCATCCCGCTCGCCCTGAGCGCGGGCGAAGGGAGAGAGCGTAGCGATTGAGGGATCTCTCTGCGCCGCGGGATTAGCCCCCGGTTTATGTGGCACCGCGCAGTGCCAGTACACCGCGCTCGCGTGGTGAAAGCCCCAATCGATCGAGATCCATTTCAGCCACCACGGCTCGATGCGGATTTCTTCGGGCCGCGCCGTGTGCCGTCCGATGTCGAAAATGTCGAAGTACTGCCCCGCGAAAACGTCCCAATCGCCTTCCAGGAAAGCTCGCCGCAGATGTGCCGGCAAGGCCTCGAGTGTTTTCCGATAGCCGGCGTCGTTGGCGTAAATGGGATTGTCGTCGAGCCGCGCGCGGATGAACTCGTAATCTTCAGGATCGAAGAGCTCGGCGCTCTCAAATCCCGGCGGCGGAACCTTGTCCACCCAAAGTGCTTTTACCCATGCATGCCCGATATTCCCCGGGTTCGTCGCTCCAGCCATGCACGGGAAACTCTCCGGCACGGGACACCGGTTTCTCGAGGTTAGAAACTGCCACTGCTTGAGAGTGAAATGCGTCAGCTCGTCGATGCCGATGAACAGAAACTCAGCGCCTTGATACTGGTAGACGTCGTTTTCGTTCCGGCAGTAGCCGAAGCGCGTGATCGAGCCGTTGTGCCAGGTCACCGCGTGCTTCGACTCGTTGTAGCTGCGGTAGGTCTTGCGCGGAACGTCCCGCCGAAAATAGGCGAGCAGAGAGCTCTCGAGCTCGGGGTACGTTCGCCGCAGCAGCAGCGTGTCGCAGCCGTCGATCTCGTTCGCCTGGGCGATGGCTTCCCACAACAGCGCCTTTGTCTTGCCGGGCCCGGCCGCGCCGCCGAAGAGCCGGTACTTTGCCGGCGAACAATGAAACTCGCGCTGCCGCGGGAACGGTCGGTAGTGGTCGCTGATACGCATGTGCGCCGCGCCAGCACGCCGCTTCCCCGCCGGTAGCCGTAGAAAGATGATTCGTTGGCCGCCCATTTCCGGATACGTGTTCCCTTACGCGCCTGCTGGGCAAGCGACTACGCGGCAGTGCGGAGCTTGCGCCCGATTAGATAAGCCGCCGCGCCGCCGATCAGCGCCACCGCGATCGGAATGTGGTGCAGGCTCATCGCCGCCGCTGCCGCCAGCGAAACCACTCCGGCGAGCTGCACGATCTGACCGATCGATTGCTTTTTCGTACTTGTCATCGTTCCTCCTGATTCCTCACGATTCCTTGCCATCGCCTTTTGGGCTAGAACGAACCCGGCCCATCCTGGACGGCGGGAAGTGAATCATTGCCGGTTGGGTCTGGGTATGTCCGGCTCAAATCTCGGCGCGTCTTCCATCATCGGCGCGTTGCTTTTGCCGAACTTGAGATCGAGCATGCGCTCGAGCTGGCGCTGGGAAATCCGCTCATCTTCGCTCCTGAGAAGCTTCGCCGAGACCGCGATCGGATCGACTTCTACAAAAACCGCGTTGGCAAAAGACGCCGGGTCCTGGATCAGCGTCAGGTCGCCGGGAACGCGCGGGTGCCCACTATCCTCCTGAGGTGGCCGGGGCGACCCTCCGGCCCGCTGGGAGGCGGCCGCCGCTGCGTACGCATCGCGGGTCGGCGCCGCCGTCGTGGCGGTGACGGCGGACGTTCCGGGGGTTCCGTTTGCGTCGTCAGAAG